AGTGGTTCTTCTAATGCTATGGCAACTGAAGAAAATAGAAAAAAAGTTGCTGTTAGTAAAATAGGTAGAAAAAGAATTTATAGAGAAGATGGATCATTTTATATGTCTAAGAGAGTAGCATAAATGGCAACTTCGCAGTATTTTAATAATTTTGATTCTACCGCAGAACAAAGATTATACAATTCACTAATAAATGAGACCATTCAGATTTGGGGCATTGACACGATGTATATCCCAAGATCAACAGATTCAGCTGTTGATTTAATTTTTGGAGATGACCCAACTAAGAAATTCTCAAGTGCATATGCAGTAGAAGTATATGTAAAGACCGTGGATAACTTTGAGGGTCAAGAGTTATTCAGCAAATTTGGTCTAGAAACTCAGAACCAAGTCAGATTTTTGATCACGACTGATGCATTTACTCGTAGGGTGCCATCAACTTATGCAAGACCAAGGGAAGGTGATCTTCTTTGGCTGACTAATTTTCAGGCATTATTTGAAATTAAATATGTGAATCAACAGCACTTTTTTTACGCATTCGGTCAAAAGAAATTCTATGGCTATGAATTAGTTTGCGAAAGATTCCGCTATAATGATGAAGTTGTTAATACAGGTATTATTGAAGTTGATGATGCAGTCAACAGTCAAGTTATATCTTATAATTTTACAATGGTCAGTGCAGGTTCTGGTACATATCAATTAGGCGAACCTGTATATCAGGGTGCGAATGTTGCTTCCGCGAATGCAACTGCTACTGTCGTTTCTTGGAATCTACCGACAGGCATATTAGAACTCGCTCACATTCAAGGATTGTTCTTACCGAATGTTTCCATACATGGAGCAAACTCCGCTGCGAACTTCTTACTATACAGCTATGATGGACTAAATAACTCAAATAATCTATTAGATAATAATACTGAATTGGGATTATTGGCAGATCAAATTCTTGATTTCAGTGAAACAAATCCTTTTGGTGAGCCGACTCAAGTTCCTGTTCCTCCTGCTGATACTGTGTTTGTTGATGCGTTCGGTCTTGATACAACATTTTATAATGCAAATGGTAATGCAGTAGTATTTCCTATTGGTAATCCTGCCCCAACACCAAACATATAGAGAGTAAGAAAATGCCAGTTAATGCAAATAATTTCCCAATGCCGATTGTGATAGCAAACCAACCTATTGTTTCTAATCTATCAGTATTTGATACAAATTTTAGTGCTGTCTCAGGCTATTTGGCAAATGTTTCTAATCAGACTGTAGGAACACCATATGGTTTAGCAAATGGAACATATCTTGCTTACTTGACAACTCAGGGTGGACTCAATCTCCCCTTTAATCCTGCAATAGACACTCAAGCTAATTCAGCTTTGATTAATGTTGCATCTGGTGGAGATCAATTAATGATCTCAGCTAATGGGAATGAGTGGCATTTTGATGCATCTTATATTGCATATTCAACTCCAACAATAAGATTGCCCCCATATGGTGCAGCCATTGGGGATCTTGATATTCTTCAATCTCTCAGTATGTTCACCCCAATCACTATGGCATATGTTGCTCTAAATTATAATTTTGATCAATATATTTGGGGGGATGCTACTGCCTGTTACATGTCAACAAATTGGGGATCTGGGAATACTTTCTCTGGTAATCTCTCAAGCAACTGGGTTTTTGATAAAAATGGCACTTTAACTCTACCAGCGTTTGGTGGAATAATTCAGGCTAATGCTAATGTAAATAGCGTTTACATTCAAGCAAATAGTAATAGTGGAGCATGGGCATTCACTAATGCTAATACACTTATATTTCCAGACACCACAGTAATGTATGGTAATACCATAATTGTTACAGGCACATATAATATTCAAAGTACTGGTAATACATTACTACAGACTAGTGCTGCAGGTGGAGCAAAGTCTTGGAATTTTGATACAACTGGTGAATTGACATTCCCTGATGGCTCAAAATTTTCTAATACTGTCAACGTTGTAACTGTAAACGTCTCATCAAACACATTAAGCGTCGGAACAAGCTCATCAGCTGCTAACGGCTACAGCAGATTAACAAATGGATTATTATTCCAGTGGGGTAATGTTTCTGTAACAAACGCAAATACTACTGTAACATTCCCAGTTCCATTTACTAATATATTCCAAGTTACTGCAACCACAGTTCAAGGTGGTATTGGCGCAACTGGTGCTAACGTCAACTGCGCTTCGTTTATTACAACCACTAATGTGACTGCATTCAATGTTAGAACCAACAGTGTAACTGCGAATACTGTAAACTGGATGGCGATTGGCAACTAATTATGATTATTGAGAATGCAACTTTGAAAAGCACAACGATGGCATCTTGGCCATCAACACCAATCGTAACTTCTGGGTTATTATTGCAATTAGATGCTTCTAACGCATCAAGTTATTCTGGGACAGGAACCACTTGGTATGATATTAGTGGTAATGCTTATAACGCAACTATAAATGGCACAATACCTTTTGTGAGTGCTGGACAAGCTAGTTACTTTAACTGGGCTACCCAAGCCGATGCTAACTACATTTATTCTACTACTGCATCATCATATGTTGATATTACTATTGTATTTTATCCAGACTTCACATTAGCATCTCAGGCAAGTTTATCAGGACTTATTGCATCAGGACCACTCACAGACGAGTCCTTACGTTTTGGCGGTGCTAATGGAACAGGACCATGGACTCTTCAGAATCCAGATAACACGAATGGTTGGGCTTCTACAGCAACCACATATTATGTTAATGGCACTGCGTATACTGGCGCAGGAAACTTATCTTCAGGCTGGAATATTTTAGGTGGGTATAGAACTAACCAAACATCATATCCCCTTTCTTCTCCATATTACCTTGGTACTGGATATTCAGGTAGAGGATTTAGGGGTAGAGTTGCAGTGTGTTTATTATATAATAGACAATTATCTGCCGCAGAGCAAACGCAAAATTTTAATGCTCTTCGCGGAAGATTCGGTTTATAATTCTACCCTAAATACTATACAACTTAAAGGTGACTAAATGTTAAGCGGTCAGCATTTTTACTATAGAACATTACGAAGAAACGTAATTGCGTTTGGAACTCTATTCAAGAATATCCAAATGTTCACCTATGCTGCGAATTCTACTTCAGAAATTAGTAGAATTAATGTACCACTAACATATGCTGGTAAAGAAAACTTTCTTACTCGTTTGTTAGCAAATCCAGATTTACATAAACCAACCCAAATAGTTCTTCCAAGAATGTCATTTGAGATGACAAATATCACTTATGATTCAAGTAGAAAACTCTCTCCATATTTGAGCAATTTTACTGGAGGAGCAGGTGCGTCAGTCAGTCAACAATATTCTGGTGTTCCATATAATATTGATTTTGAATTGAACATTTATGTTCGTAATGTTGAGGATGGAACGCAAATAGTTGAACAAATTCTTCCTTACTTTAATCCAGATTATACCGTCGCGATGAGTTTTGTCGATACTATGGATATTACAAGGGATATCCCAATTATTCTTGAGAGTGTCGACTACAATCCAAATTATGAGGGGGATGCGGAAACTACTGTAAGAATCTTAACTTGGACATTAAAGTTCAAGATGAAGACTTATTTCTTTGGTCCAATTAACGCTGGCGGATTAATTACTACTGCTACTGCAAACACATACACCTTTAATGATTTAATGACCGATGTGTTTACACTTTACATGAACCCAGGATTTGGAAATAATTATCTTCCTGGGGAAGTGGTATATCAAGGAAATAATTTACCAGATTCAACATCAACAGCAACTGTTGTTTCTTGGAATTATAATACTGGAAATGTAGCCAGCACACTTGTTATAACTAATAAGCAAGGTAATGATTGGAAATTGACTAGTAATGTTGTTGGGGCTAAATCTCAGGCATCTGCTACAATTTCTTCTGTAATTCCATCCGTCACTTTACATGTTCAAAGATTAGTCACTACTCCAAATCCAGCTAATTCTAATGGTAGTGGAGATTTCGGGTTTACTGATACTTTATATGAATCGCCTAATTTATAAAATGAGATCATTATGGAAGAGCCAGAAAATATTGACACTTTAGCTGAAGTGTTCGACACATTCCCAGTCGCTAATGTTCCTATTGAAAATAAACAGTATAATTTAGTTTCTGCTGAAGATGAAAAGGAAGCTGACATTCAGCATGTTCGCAGTAATCTATATAGTTTAATTGATAAAGGAACTGTTGCTGTTGATAATGCACTAAAGGTTGCTAATGAAATGCAGCATCCTAGAGCGTATGAAGTAGCAGGAAATTTAATTAAGAATGTTGCTGATCTTACGGATAAACTGGTCACTTTACAAAAAGCAAAAGCAGATTTAAATCCTGATAATAATAATTCTAAAAATGTTAACATTGAGAAAGCAGTATTCGTTGGATCGACTGCTGAGTTATTAAAAAATATAAAGAAACATGAACACGATAACGACTAGTAGACCAAACAGAAAGAATATCTATCTTAATAATCCTAATCTTAAAAGAATAGGCGTTAATGTTCCTGTTACACAAGATCAGATTAATGAGTATATTAAATGCAGACAGGATCCGATTTATTTTATTGAAAATTACGTTAAGATTGTAACGATTGATAAAGGATTCGTTCCTATTGAACTGTATCCATTCCAGAAAACCACAGTTCAAGATATCACGGATAATCGTTTCGTAGTGATGAAGGCTGGTCGTCAGGTCGGTAAAACTACCACTGTTGTTGCTTATCTACTTTGGTATATTTTATTTGAAGAAGATAAATTCGTTGCTATTCTAGCAAACAAGGCAAAGACCTCAAGAGAAATTTTAAATCGTGTAAAGATCGCATACGAAGCTATGCCTCTATGGCTACAGCAAGGCGTATCGGCGTGGAATAAAGGTGACATTGAATTAGAAAACAAATGTCGTATTATTGCTGACTCAACATCATCATCTGCTGCTCGCGGATATACAATTAACTTTCTGTATCTTGACGAATTTGCGTTCGTTCCTAATAACGTCGCAGAAGAATTTTTCTCTTCCGTTTATCCTACGATTTCATCTGGTAAGACTTCTAAAGTATTGATCTCATCAACCCCAAATGGTATGAATCATTTCTATCGTATTTGGAAAGAAGCAGAAGAAAAGGTTAATGGTTTCAAAACAATTGAAGCCAACTGGCGCAACGTCCCAGGACGAGATGCTAAATGGGCAGCTGAGCAGAAACGAGTTCTTGGAGAACAGAAATACTTACAAGAAATGGAATGCGTCGGGCAAGATACAATGATAACAGTTAGAAATAAAATTAACGGGAACAT